TCAGGCCGACCGAGCTACGCGGCCAGGATTGAGATGACGCACAACACCGGGTTCTGATTTTTGACCTGCGATCGAGAAGGTAAGTTCGAGCTGCTCCGTGTCCTTCGATTTAGGTGCCGACTTATTGCGACGATCCTTATGGAAGGTTGAACCCTGGAGCTGGGGCGAATGCGGAAGGTCTGGTCGCTCGTTCTCAAACCACCCCTGAATGGATACGATCTGGAGCCGTTGCTTCCGGCCTTGCCCAGTTTCGGCATACCCCATGGATAACGCTTCAATCTCCATCTGTTTTGTCGGCCGATCGACGCAAATGAAGAGACCCATGTCCGCTCCTTCTCGTTCGAGCACCCGCGCAAACTCACGAACGGCGGCAACGCCGACTGTCTTCCCGCTCTTCACAGACATGAGCAGGCGACCGTGGCGGGAATGCCCCGGACCCAGAGGAAAGTAGAGTTCTCCATCGATGCCTTGGTCCGCGCCGCGCTTGATTTCCCGCACCGCATGGGGATTGAACAGGTAGTTGGCCCACCATTGAAACTGATATCGATCGCTTTTGGCCAGCGCCACGGCTTCCCGGTAGCTCGATGGAATGCCGTTCAGATCGTACTTCGCAGTACCCTTAAACGCGCGTTCGACGCGCTCCTCGATCACGCGAACAGCGTGATAAGCGACGTCGATACCAATCCAGCGGCGGCCGAGCTTCTGGGCAGCCTCGATCGTGGTCCCGCACCCACAAAACGGATCCAGAACCACCGCACCCTTGGGTGTCGAAGCTGACAGAATGCGCTCCAGAAGAACAATGGGCTTCTGCGTCGGATACCCCACCCGTTCTTTCGCGCTTTGATTGATGCGGTCGATATCAGTCCAGACGTCGCCGATCGTAACCATGCGGCGTTCGGGTTCAAACGGAGCCGCATCCAACCGACGCGGCCAACCTCCGTTCTTGGGCCAGTGGATCAGTCCTGCCGCATCGAGCTCCTCCATGCGTGCTACAGATTGGCCCCAATGTCGGCCGATGGCAGTTGGGTTGAATCCCCGCCACTCTCGACCGCTTTCGCCATCTTTTGTGACGCCCGGGCCGGTGAGCTCGTAGGTCTGGTACTTATGCCCGTCAGCCTTCTTAATCAGAGTGTGGGGGATTTTCTGGAGATCTCCGGGAACAAGTTGCGGTTCGAAGAACCGGCCTTTGCCAGCCTTATAGACGAGCAAGGTGTCGTGAAGCCGGGGCCACTTGCCCTTGGTGCTTCTGGAATTGGTCCGTTTCCAGATGATCTCAGCGTCGAAATTCGTTGGCCCGAAAATGCCGTCGAGAACGATCTTTAAGTAATGGGACGCTGTCGGGTCGCAGTGTAGATAAAGCGTTCCATCGTCCTTCAGAACTCGACGCAGTTCGTGCAGGCGCACGGCCATCATTACCAGGTAGGCCATCATGTCAGATCGCCCAAGCGCCTGCATCAGAGCGTTTATAATCGCGGCCGTGCCGCCACCGATCCGCATGATCAGGTCATCAAGTGCTTCTTCCGCTTCCGTGCCCCACCACCAGGTGTCTCGGAAGGCCTCCGCCTGCGCCGATGGTTTGTGCTCATCGGGTGTTGAGAAGAGAACGTTGTAGTTCACCTCTGAGTTAAACGGCGGATCGAGATAGATAAGATCCACCGACGCCGTCGGGATATGCCGTCGCAGAACCTCCAGGTTGTTTCCAAACCAAAGCTGATTTTGCATCGATCTCTCCAGCCACCTAAGCGGGATGTTCACCACCTCAGGTGAAGGTCCCCTTAACGGCGGCGGGCCGGTTGCTGGTTACCGCCTGGTCCTCGCAGCAGGTCGTGCCCGCCTTATCCAGCCTCTCGCACCCCAGCCGATGGTACGCCTCGACGAGCTCGCACCCAACGAACTCACGGCCGGACCGGAGAGCCGCCACTCCCGTCGTCGCCGAGCCCGCGAACGGGTCCAGGACGGGCCCGGCGGGGCAGACCTTGAGCAGCTCCTCCATCAGCGGCAGCGGCTTGCCGGTGGTGTGCAGCTTCTTGCCGCCCGCAGAGACGCCGAACGTGAAGACGCCCGGCCTGGGCGGCCCCTTGCGGTCGTGCCACTTCCCCTTCGAGCCCCAGATCACATACTCCGCCTGATGGCGGAACTTCCCCATCTGGGGTCGGCCGGCGAGCGTCTTGTCCCAGACGACGACGCCGCGCCAGGTGAAGCCGGCCGCCTGCAGAGCGCTGGTGAGAACCGGCAGCTGTCGCCAGTCGCTGAAGAGCAGTGCCGGCGCCGACGGCTGCAGAGTCCGATAGGCCTCGGAAAGCCAGAGCGCCGTCCACCGCAGGTAGGAATACTGGTCGCGGGTCTCGCCGGCGAACTCCGGATAGAGCCAGGGCTCGTTGAGGTACTTGTTGTTGGCGCTGTCGGCCGTCCTGGCGCCGGCATGGACGCCGCCGGAGCAATACGGCGGGTCCGTCACGAGCGAACCAAAGCGCTCGTTCGGCTGCTCGGCGAGCCAGGTCAGGGCGTCGGCTTGGTGAAGTTCCCAGCGCATCGTGCGTCTCCCTCGGGATGGACGCTCATGGCGCTCGGATGGGGCTCATTGGCCTCGATCGGTGCCGGAAGGTAGCTCCGGCCGCGTGAGATCGCCAGTCCTATTGGCAGGCTCGATCCTCGTGACGGTGCGGCAGCGGCGGCACTTGATCTCGACGGTGGCGCCTGGCTCTCCGTCGACGCGGTAGAGCAGCGCGGTGCAACGGCCGCAGCGGACGTCCTTCAATGGTTCCTCAAGAGATATCCCCCACGCTCCCGGCCGGGAGGGTGGCGTTATCTCACCTATGCGTCATGCGGGGTCGCTTCCGGCAAGTTGAGGCCCCGCAGCCGGATTTCCGGCCCCTCCCACCCCTACACTGCCAACACCTCTTGCTTTGAAGTGCTCACTTGAGCCTGACCGCTACGCCGGCCAGCCCGCGTCGAGGTCGATCAGGTCCAGGGCCACCTCGTCGGCCGCAGAGGCGACCGCATCCTTGAGGGACCAGGAGACGGCGAGAACGGAGGCCCGCCAGGCCGCCATAGCGAGAAGCGCATCCGCGACTGTCGCGGCAGAAGCCGTAAAGTTGGTGTTGGAGGCGTCGCGGAGCGTCACCAGGTCACCGCCGTCGCCGACCGCAATCTTGGCGTCGACCAGGCCCTTGAGCCCCAGCCAGTTGATCGCGTCCTTCTCGTTGCGATTGTCCAGTGTGCGGACCCCGGCCGAACCGCCGAAGTCGTGCACGAAGCCTGCCGTGAGGATTGCATCCCGGCGAACGTCGATCTCGGCCGATGCGACGGTCCGGCGGGTCGCCAGGTCGAGCGCAGGCAGCGGCTGCCCGATCTCGACAAGGGTGCCGTTCGGCAGTGTCACGATCGAAACGCCCTCCCCATAGGCGCTTGAAGCGACGGTCTGTTCGTCGGTGTGAGTGGCGAGGACGAGGCCCCCGCGGCAATAGGCTTTCATGGCGGGAGCCCTCTATTGGCGAATGTAGGAGTTTTCGTTGCCGACGGTGTTGACCGCAGGCGAGGAGGCCCCGACGTTGCCGCCGCCTGCATCGATGCTCGAGCCGCGGTTGGCGAGATAGAAGGTCGTGCCGCTCGCCGTGCAGTTGTTGATCTCCAGGTGGGAATTTCCGTTGGAGTAGTAGCCAACCGATGGGGCTCCGATCGAAGTGGAGCCGATGGCGGTCAGCCGACTCTGGCCGGTCGCGACAAAGCTGCCCTGGGTGTTGTTGCGCGATGAGGAGGCGGCCCCCGCGGTGATACCCGCATTGGCGTCCGCGTGAACACCGTACTGGGCGCAACCACCGGCGTAGACGCTGCCGCCCGTACAGTAGACCGCGCACATCTGCGCCGCGGTGACGCCGTCGAGCGAGGCGTTGAAGCCGGCGATGTAGCCCGAAGCGCAAGTGAGATGCGCGCCACTGATGCAGATCAGGCCATGCTCGCCTCCCGCGCCGACCACGTTTTTCACGCTCGATTGAGCGGACTGGAAAGCGAAGTTCTTCACCCCGAAGCCAAGGGAGACGACGGCCTCCACGGCCGAGAAGCCGCCGGTCATGACGAGGCCGTCGACCGGCGAACCGTCGCCGAGGAACGCAATGTTCTTGAAGGTCCCCAGATTGCCAACCACCGAGGCGCGTGCACCATTCTCGCAATAGACCCTTGTGGCGAAGACGCTTTCTGCCAACGCCTTGTTCGCCGCAAGATCGGTTGCCCGGTTGCCGGCGCCGCCACCGTTGGCGGCCCATGCCGATTGCGCGGGAAAGGCCGCGAGCAGATCGGCGGCGATCAGGTGAATGCGAGACCCGTCGGGATGGCTGAAGATGGCGGTCTCGGCGGCGCCGTCGAGACCGAAGTCTTCGGCCGCCACCAGGAAGGTGAGCGAATAGCCGGGCGCGATCCGGTAGCGCGTGGCCCATTCGAACGCATCCTGGAAGGTTGCAAAGTCCCCTGTGCTGCCGATCGTCTTGACGACATGGGTGTCGATCACCCGGGAGGCTTTCAGTGCCAGCCAGAGCAGGTCCCAATTGTCGATGTCCCCCTCGAGGCCGGCTTCCTCGATCACCTTCATCAGGTTTTCCTGGACGGCGTTGAGCCAGGGGGCGGTCACCTCCGTACCGGACACTCCGTCGACAAGGCTCTGCGAGCGGAAGCCCCGCCTGCCGCCGCCGATATCAACCCAATCGGCTCCGTTGACGCGGTCCATGGTCAGGCCTCCTCGAGCACGTAGGAAAACACCACGCGGGTGTGGGAATGGGCGATGCGGCGGAGCTCGCACTCGATGGCGGAGATGACGATCCAGCCGAGTGGGTCGCCGGCTCTGCCGGCGCCGGCCCGAAACAGGAACTCGCCGATCGGAGCGAGCTTCACGCGCCAGACGAACTGCTCGCCGTCCGCGATGAGCGGTTGTCCTGCCCTCAGGACGCCGGCCTTCGACGGCCAGAACTCGTCGATCTGGATGGTCACGCCAAGCCGGGCCGCGACGGAGATCAGATAGGGAAGCGACTGGCCGCCGGTCGCTGTCCATCGCTGATGGGCAATCCGCTGGCGTTCGCCCAGCGAGGGCGGGCCAACATCCCGCCCGCACGGGTCCGGGCCGAGCACCCGCTCGAAGTCGGGAAGCAGCGCGACGGCCGCCCGGGGGTCGACCTCGTCCATCAGGGCTTCGGCGCTCGCCTCGGCATCGGCGATTGGGGCGGCGATCCCTTCCAGGAGCGCGTCAAGCACTCCACCACGCTTGCCGAGGGCAAAGCCGATCGGCAGCTTGCCGATCAGGCTCGACAGGATCTGGGCGACGCTGCGGCTCATGGGGCGGCCTCGAAGATGGGCTCGCCCGGCACCGGGTATTCGGTGCGGTCCAGGGTGAACGGAGCGGCCGGCTCGAGGAGGTCGTGGGCGTATTCGCCGGAGGCGGCCGAGATCGCCTCGGAGATCCGCGACGGTTCGATCAGCGCCTCGATCGGCCCGACGTTCACGTCGTCGTCCTCGTCGCCGATCGTGGCGACGAAGCGTTCCCAGGCGTCCGTGACTGCGGCGCGGGTCTCCGTGGTGTCCGGCCGCAACCGGACCCGGAGCGTCAGCTCCGTGACCTCGCCAGGCACCACGATCGCGTTCGCCGTCACCGGCCGCACGCCTTCGGCCTTGCCGAAGCGGCCGATGTGGATCTGCATGGCCTCGAGCTCGCCGACGGTGGGCGCGCGGCCGAAGGTGCCGTCCTTCATCACCGCGACCACGCCCACGGAGCCGCGGCCGATCCACTCCGGCACGACGTGGACGGCGCGCACATCGAAGGCACTTGCCAGCCAGGTCGGATAGTCGAAAGCCGCGCCACCATGCGGGCGCTGGCGGATGTGGGCCATCACCGCCTGGGCCAGTTCGGCCGGCGTCGCCTCGGCCGCTCCGCCGGCGATGCCATCGCCGGCGACGGTGATGCGCGAGATCCCCGCAAAGGGCGTCACGGTCGCCAGCCGAATGCCCGCCTCCAGGTTGCCGGCCGGCCCGGCTGCCGCGGCCGCCACGGCAACCGTCGCGGTGCCTGCCACGCCGATCGTTCCGGCTTCCGTCGTGACGTAGAGCGTGCCATCTGAGCCCGAGAGCTCAAGGTTGGAGGGAAGCGGCGTCCCAGCCGTCCCCTCGATGTCGACGCTGCCGACGGCCGTCGTCGCCGGCCGGGGCTCAATGCCCCAGATCCCGGAGTGCCGATAGACGAACTCATCCTCGGCCGTGTCGACGAAGTACTGTCGGCCCCACCAGGCGACGTGATCGTGGACCTCCCGGATTTCGAGCGAGACGGCGCGGCCGACGGCAGCCAGCATTCCCCGTGCGGAGCGCACCGCTCGCGACAGCGCCACCGGATCGACCAACGGCCGGATACGGGTGATCGCGACCTCGAGGCCGCCGGCGATGCGCTCCGCGATCTGGGTCGCACTCCGGACCGGCCAGGCCATCAGCTGATCGCCTTCGTGCCGGAGACGGTCGCGTCAGCGACGAGCACGCGCCAGCCGAGTGTCTGGGGATGGATCCAGCTCACCTCGATGTCGGCCGGCTGGCCGGTATCGCGCTCCGCCCAGGCGAGGCATTCGCTAAGCCAGTGCTCGAACAGAAGCCGGGTGGTCTCGGTCTCCTTCGCCCGGTCCAGAAGCCACAGGCGGGAGCCGACGCGCTCGCCGGCCTGGTCCAGGGCGTCGCCGGCCCAGCCGCGGCGTTCGTTGAAGCCGGAGGGTGTGAGGAACTCGGTGCGGCCCTGGGGCAGCTCGTCGTCAGGCTCGGCGCGTCGATCCAGCCCGACCGAGAGCAGCACGGCCGTGATCGACGTGTCGTCGATCAGCAGATCGCCATCGTCCCCGAGTGCGAGATCGCAGCGTCGGGTCTCCCGGTCGTAGACGAGGGCGAGGTCGAAGAACATTGCGCGACGCTATCGCGCGCGCGATCCTCGGATCAGACCGCCACGGCGGGCGAAGTTAAGAGGTGGGAAATGGGAGAAATTCAGGAGTTCCTCCACCGCCTGATCGTGGAGATCAACCAAGCACTGGAACCCACGTTGTCATGGGCCGCCGTCAAATCATTCTTTGAAGGCTCGTCGTCAGTTTGGGCGGCGGTCGCTGCGGCGATTGCCCTAGCCAGCACGCTGCTGAATTGGTGGTCAAGTCGGGAAGCCCTTAATCAGGCTCGGCAACACTTCATCGAGGATGCTCAACAATCCAGGCTGCTCTTCCTTGAAGAAAAGCGTCGCCATAGGGAAGAAAGGTCGTCTGCAGTCACCTTCGAACGTGCCAGGTGGGGCATGCGAAACCGGGAGGCCAAGAAGGTTGGGGACCTCGAGCCGGAACAGTGGAGCGAGCACTTCACAAATTTCCATACCCAGCTCTGGATCTGGCGCGAAGCGGCGGCAGACGGGCTTCCAACCCATCCCGACTTCAGAGCATGGGACTTACTCGATTGCTCACATGCTGCGGATATTCGCGACCACGGGGCAGCTGCCGCATTTCCCGAGCCATTGCGGACAACAATCCTGAATGCCGCCATGACCTTTGACGGTTGGGTCGAACAACAGAAGGCGCGAGGAGAACCATTCACCAGTGACGACGTGCCACTATTTTGTTTCCCTATTCACACTCCCACTTCACCGCCCCCGAAATGAGCGCTGCGCCGCAGGCGGCGTGATCGCCGTGCCGGGCAATCGGCGCGCCCTCGCACGTCCACCTCGAGGAGCCTTCGACGATCGGTTGAGGGCCGTGTAAAGGGCATTCGAGGATGTCCCCAACGCGGGCGATCGGCTCGCCCTCGCAGTCCCAGGCGGCCGCGCCCGACGAGACCACGCCGCCATGGTCGGAGCCGTCACCCAGGCGAACGATCAGCGGCATTATTCCAGCTTCCCCGAGCCGGCCTTCAGCGACAGCGCATCACCTTCCACTGAGACACCGGCCGGCGACGTGACGGTGACGCTCGCGCCCGTCTTGATGTCGAGGTCGCCGCCGGCGGTCAGCACGAGCTTATCCCCGTGCTTGTTGTAGAGCCCGACCTCGCCCTCCTGGAGACCGCCCATACGGTTGGAGGGATTGGCGATCGGCAGCACGATCAGGTCGCCTTCGTCGCCGCCGATCGTGAGCACGATGCCGAGCGCCCCGTCCGGCGGCACGTGAGCGGCGAATCCGTACGGCATGATCACCTCGACCTCGTCGCGCCAGACGCCGGCGGCAACCTCGACCGAGCAGGTCTGCATCTCACCGTCGTCGCGGACGCTGCGGATCGTGCAGCGCCGCATCATCCCCCGCAACTTGCCGGCGGTGTCCTGATCCATGGTGATCTCCTCAGAGTTCGTAGGCGGTGGTGTCTAGCGCTTTTGGAGCCGGCTTCGCCTTGGCGGTGCTGCGGCTCTTCTGGTTGGTCCGCCGGCGATCGACGGGGCGCTCGTCGAAGGCCTCCGGCGACGAGAGAGCCATCTCGGTCAGCTCGCCCTGCTCGTCGTAGCGGTAGACGGTGCGCGCGATCAGAAGGTCACGCTCGATGCCCTGGTAGGCGTCGGAGACGAAGGCGAGCTGGTTGATCCTCCAGAGCTTGCCGTTGGCCCGGAATCCGTGCACCCAGGTCACGAGCTCCTCCGCCTCGGCGCGGGCCGTCCGCATCCGCCAGTCGGCTTCGTCGGCCGCCGCCTGGGCGTCGGCTTGTGTCTTGGCGAGGTGGACGATCGGCCGGTAGCGGGTGATCTCGGGATCCTCGGCCGAACCCTTCACGGCCGTGCCGAACCGCTCGCGTTCCGTGGCGCTGCCGTCTCCGGCAGTGCGGTCCCCGATCGAAAGCGGCTCGGCCGTCACATCGAGAGGCGCGGGCCGCCCCGAGCGACGTCCGCCGGCTCGCTCCGCCTGGGCGTGCACCACCGTGACAGAGTAGCGGGCCTCGTGGCTGTACTCGGCCAGGCTGCCCTTCATGTTGCCGGGGAGCGTCAGGTCGGCCGGCGCCCGCGTGGCGCCCGTGCGGGTGATCACGACGCCACCTGTGCCGTCCGACGTCATCAGGGCGTGCCGCTGGCGCGCGCCCTTCTCGATCGCCGCGAGCCCCGTCTCGGCCAGCTCCAGCGGATAGCGGTCGAAGGGCCGGCCGGTGTCGATCTCGCAGCGGACCGAGAGACCGAAGGGCGCGCAGATCCGCTTGGCGGCATCCTCCAGCTTCACCTGGCGGAACTCGCCGGGCCCGGACGGCGCCGCCGCGCAGTCGACCAGGTCGCCCGCCTTGTCGCGCCCGGAGATCGTCACCTCGGCGCGGACCTCGTCGATGACCGGGCGCGCCCGCTCGATCCAGCCGGTCAGCACCGGCTCGTCGTCGATATAGAGCCGAGCTCCCGGCCCGGGCCGCAGCCGGACAATCGGTGGCGGCGAGGCCCAGTCAAAGGTGGCGATCGAGCGGGTCGCGTCGCGCGCGACCACGGTGAAGGAGCCGGAGAAATCCCTCAGGTCGCGAACAATCTCGACGGAGACGAAGCTGTCGAAGGATCCGGCGCCGTCGATCTCCAGGCGCACGCGCCGGGTCGGCTCGGTGGCCGGGACAAGCTCGCGCGAGATCACGGCCATCAGCGCGCCGCCTCGATCCGCCCGGCCGGCAGTGCGGCGGGATGGCGCGGCCGGTTGCGGGCCACGATGTCTGCATAGCCGGCCTCGATCGCCGCCGGCGTGTCGCCGAAGAGATGCGCGGCCACCTGGAAAGCGTCGGCCGGTCGGGACGTGGAGAGCGCCACCACCTGCGGCAGCCGGCCGATCACCTCGTTGAGGTCGGCGATCGCCGCCGTCCGGAAGGTCTCGAGCTCGAGTCTGGCGTCAGTCACGACGCCTGCGAAAATGGTCTCGACCAGAAGGTCGGCAGCGGCAGAGGTCCGGTTCGTCTCGGTGGCGATCGCCGCACGGGCGGTGCGCGCCTCTTCGCGGGTAGCGAACTCCGCCTGGGCAAGCATCGGTCCGGCTTCGGCGATCGCGGCCGCGGCGGAGCCCAGGAGCATGGCCCGGTCGGACGCGGACGGCGCATCGCCGGCGGCCGTGGTCAGGCGGCTCGCCAGCCCCAGCGTGAACTCCAGCCCTTGCCTCGGCGTCAGTCCCTCGTCGGCGGGCAGCGCGGAATAGGCCGGCGCCACCACCGGCGCGGCGGTGAGGGCCGGAACGGAGGACCGCAGCGCCGCCGTCGTCGCCGCGACCAGGTCGGCCACCGCCGCCGGGGTCGCCGGGCTGGCGGATCCGGCGGCCGCCAGGATCGCGCGGGTACCGGAGCCCCGGCGCACGTCGGGCCAGGCCTCCGCCGTCTCTCCGACAGTCGTTGCGAACACGCGTCCCGTTCGGGTCGAGGCTTTGGCGCTGGCGCGGCTGATGGTGAGGCGGTCGACACTCTCGATCAGGAGCAGCGCGGCCGACGTGAGAAGCGCCGCCGTGGCGGCGACGGCTGCCGCCGTGGAGAGGCGCGAGGGCTGGGCCCCGTCCGGCATCCGCTTGAAGTAGGCGAAGAAGCGGGCGACCCGCAGCTCGCGCGCCGAGAAGGTGATCTCGGGCGGCCGATCGACGATCACCCGCATCCAGCCGAGCCAGGGATGGTAGAGCGTGCCGGGCCCGGCCTGCTGGAAAGCGGCACGGAGCGCCACCGCGCGGGCGATGTAGTCGTCGCCGACGATGACGCCCTCCACCGAGACCACCTCGGGCAGTGCCCCGAGATCGTCGTATTCGGCATCGTCCCGGCCGGGGAACAGGTGCTCGGCGACGCGCCGGCCGAACTCCGTGCGGGTGTCCGGCACGTCGAAGGCGACGCCCCGATACTGTCCGGGGATCAGGCCAGGCAGGAGGTCGGCGACGGAATCGAGGATCATGCGCGGCTCACGGCGCGGCCGCGATCGGGGGCGAATGCGACCTGGCGGTTGGAGGATGCCGCCTCGGTGACCCGGCCGGGCCCGTCGACGGCGATACGGATCGTACCCGAGACGTCGGTCTTGGCGGCCGGAACGGCGGCGAACTTGCGGCCGGTTTCGAGTGAGGAGCGACGGCGCAGGCGGCGCCCCTCGACACCGCCGGGCGACGGTTCGGCTGGGGTGTTCTCGTTGGCGGGAGCGCCCCAACCGGCACCACCACCGCCTCCGCCGGCTCCACCGAAAAGGTCGATGCTACCGATCGCGCCCCTGATCTTTCCCGGGATGTCGCGAACCCAGTCGAGGAGAGCGACGAACTGCTGCTTCATTCCAGCGAGCAGGCTGTTGATGGCGTCGATGCCCGCCTGCATCAGGTCGATGTTGCCGAACTCGGCCTTGATGTTCTCGATCGTGGGTCCGAGCAGCGTCGACCAGAAGCCCACGTGGAAGTCGAAGAGCTTCCGCATCACCGACTCTATCAGTTCGCCGCCGCCCTTGATGGCATTGCCGACCGCGTCAAGGAGCGCCCCGCCAATGCCGCCGGCCTCGCCGGACAGGGCAGCGCCGATCACATCTGTCGCGGCCTTGAAGCCGTTCACGAGCATGCTTGCCAGGCTCTGGCCCAATGCGCCGGCATCGATCTTGTCGATCTGGTCGGAGAGCCAGGCGAGCATGTCGCCGGCGGCGTTGATGCCCTCGATCCGCAGCCGCCACCCGGCGATGATGCCGTCGGCGATCGCCTTTCCGGCGTCCGTGGCGGTGGCGCTCCAGTCAATGTCGTCGAACCAGGCGCGCAGGTTCGGGAGGGTCAGGTCCTCCATCGCCGGCATGCGCGCCCAGGCCCGCGATGCCCGCTCGCTCGCCCAGTCCCAGGCGCGGCCGATGCGGTCGCGGATCATCGGCTCGTAGCGGGCCGCGAGCGCGCGACCCTGCCGGAGGATCTCCTGACCGCCTTCGACGAAGGCCCGCTTGGTGCGATCCCAGGCGCGCTGGATCCGGGGACCGTACTTGTCCCAGTTCTTGGCCATGTGGATCGCGCCGGCGGTGATGAGCCCGATGATCAGGCCGAGCGGCCCGAGCGCGATGGCCACGATGGAGCCGAGCGCGGCGAAGCCCGCTCCGACGATCGGCAACGCCAGGCCCAGAGCGCCCAGGGCGCCCGCGAGAAGGATGCCGCCGCCGGCGGCAACCAGCGCCTTGCTGATCCACCCCCCGGTCGCCTCGTCCGTGGCGCGCATCCACCTGAGGCCGGCCTCGAGCTGGTCGTTGATGCCGGGCAGCCATTCGCCGAACGCGGATCCGACATCGCGCACGGCCTGCACGCCGATCTCCCGGAAGCGAACCAGCTGGACGTTGAGCCCCCGCATCTTGGTGTCGAAGTCGGCGTCGATCGTCGCGCCGGTCGCGGCCGCGACCTCCGCCTTGATCCGCTGGTACTCGTCGATGTTCGCCATCATCGGGATGAGGAAGTCGAGGACCTGCTGATCCTGGAACAGCTCGCCCAGCTTGCCGGCCGCCCCGATGGCCTCCAGCTGCTCGCGGACGAACTCGAGCGCCTCGCCACCTTCAAGGCCGCGCTTCTGGGCGATCGCCATGTACTTGCCGATGGCATCCCCGGAGACGCCGGTGAGCGTCCCGATCTTCTGGAGCATCGCCTCGATCGGATTGATGCCCTTCGCGGCCGCGTCCTGCATCACTGCCTGGATGTCGACGCCCATCTCCTGGAACTTCTTCTGGGTCACCGGCGCCAGTGCTTTCGACAGGAAGTTCTGCAGGTTCGTCGCCGCCTGGGCGGGATCGCTCGTTCCCATCCGGGCCACCTGCAGCATCGCCGCCAGCTGGTCGGACGCCTCCCGGCCGACGATGCCGAACTTCTTCATCTGGCCGGTCAGCTGCGGGAAGTAGCGCGCCATGTCCTTCAGCTCGAAGGCGCCTTCCTTGCCGCCGACGACGAGGCCCGCGAGCGCGCCTTCCAGTTCGGTCTCGGGCACGTCGAGGATGTTGAGGAGCGACGTGGCGACGGCCGCCATGTCGGAGAACTCGGTGCTCGCCGCGGTGGCGGCCTTGCCGATCGTCCCGAGATTGCGGTCGATGACGCCTTCGTTGACGCCGGCGGCGATCATCTGGCCAGCGCCGGCCGCGATCGTGTCCGACGTCTGGCCGACGGTGAGCGCGAGATCCTCGTACTGGCGCCTGGTCTCCCGTGCGAAATCGAAGGCCGCGTCGCCGACCAGGTTCGCCGTGCCGGCTATGTCCAGGAGTTGCTGCTCGAAGGCGGCCGCCTGCTGGATCGGACCGAGGAAGGAGATCGCGGCTATCGCCGTGCCGATAAAGCCGATCTGGCGGCCGACGTTCACCAGCGAGCGCAGGTTGCCCTGCAGCCGGCGCATCGGGCCGGACATGCGGTCACGCAGCCGGACCAGGACGTCGAGAGCCATCGAGCGGTTCGCCATGTCACTCCACGTCCCTCATCAGCTCGCGGCCGGCCATGAGCGCGTTCCACCAGAACGTCAGGTCGGAGACGGTGAAGGCCTCCAGCTCAGCCGGCGAGAAGCCCGTGGCCTCGGCCAGGACGCCTAGCTGCGCTTGCCAGTCGTCCGGCCACTCGCGAAAAAATTGTTCATCACCTGACCGCCGGCGGCGATGTCGGCGGCGTCCATTTCGTCGAAGAGCTTGTTCATCACCGCCTGGTTCTCGCGGGTGCTGCGGGCGAAGGCGACCACCGCCTGCATGTCGTCGCTTGCCGCCGCGATGGCCCGCTGATCGGCGCCGGTCAGGCGATGGAAGACCAGCTTGTCGAAGCGTTGCTCTCTGATCTGGTTGTTCTTCTTCCGCCGCACGGTGCGGGGATAGAGCAACGGCAGCGTCACCGAGCCGTCGGAGTTGCGCACGGCGCGCTTCGGCAGGCGGTCGGCCGGGTCGAGCTCAGCGTCCTCGTCGACCACGTCCTCGTCGGTCTCTGCGAGCGCCACCCGCGCGTCCTCGTCGATCGGCGCCTCGGCGTCCTCGTCGACCACGTCTTCGTCCAGGGCCAGCGTGCGGGCGGGCGTCTTGTTCATCATGGCAGCCTCACGTCAAACGGGTTTCGAAACGACCTTAAGAGGTCCTGGGTGGGACCAGGAAAAGTGGGAACCGGTTTTCCGCTCGGGTCCCTCCCTCAGGCTACGAGAGGATTTCCTCAGGGGCTGAGGCCGCCCAGGTCAGCTCGAACTGTCCGTCTTCGCCGCCTGTGATCTCGGGGCGTTCCGTCAGGAAGGCGTCGCCCATGACGAACGTCTGGCCGGTATCGCAGACCACCTGCAGCTCGCCTTCGTTCGGATCCCAGAGCGAGCCCCAGCGCTGGCCGCGCTCGAAGTTGGAGGTCGCCTTGACCTCCGAGCCCATGAACTCCTGGGCCCGTCCGACCTTGCGGCCGTACGTGACCACCGTGTTCTGGATGCCGCCGATGGTGATCTTGGCGCCCTTCTTCACGGGGATCTGCCGACCCCGCCAGACGATGTCGATGATGCCGAGCGTCTGCATATCTCAAGCTCCCTGTCGTGACTGCGGCACGCGCGCCGGCCGGTCAGGCCGTCCCTAAACCTCGAACTCAAGGCTGCCGGCGAGCACCATGAGGTTGCCGGCCACCTTCACGTGCTGCCGGCTTTCCAGCCGGTTGGCGTCGTCTTCGGAGATCACGAACTGGCTCTTCTTGATCGTGCGGTCCGCGTCCTGGATCCACACCTTCTTGGCGTAGAGCCGGCAGCGGGCGGCCCAGCTCGCGTGCATGCGACGCGGCGTCACCACCGAGTTGTCGTCCCCGTCGTCGTCGCTGTCACCGGAGCGTTCGGTGATCGCGGCCGTCTCCTCGTCGATCACGAGCTTGGCGCGCGGATACTGGAGCGAGACATAGGCCGCCCAGTCGTAGCGGATCCGGCTCATGGTCGCCGGGACCATGATGTCCAGCCAGGCGCGATCGGCGACGCCCAGGTTCGACTGCTTGTAGGTCGTGACCATGCGCGACACGACGGTGGTGCCGTCCGAGAGATGGTCGAAGGTCGAGATGCCCTTGCGCAGGAGAAGATCCTGCTCGGTCTCGGTGAACTGGTCGACCCCGTCGGGCCCGTCGAAGCCGGTCATCGCCAGCGATTTCAGCTGGCGTGCCGGATCGTTCGTCAGGTGGAAGGTCGCGAGACCCATGGCGACGGCCGACAGCACCCACGAGCTGGACTTCGGACGGCTCAGCCCGAGGCAGGTGAGGAACGGCGAGTTGGTCAGCGCGCCCCAGGTCCCGAGCTGGCCATACGTTCCGCGCTTGCCGACGAAGCCGTGCGCGTCGAGCTTCGACATCGCCTGGTAGCGCCGCGCCAGGTCCTCGGCGAACGCCGCCATGTTGGTGGCGTCGTTCCACGGGTGCCCGATCTGGGTGAACCAGTCGTTCTCGATGATGTCGAGCGCGTCTTCCAGATCCGGGTTGCCGGCGCCGTTGGCCATGTCGACGATCGTGATCGTCAGACCGGAGGGGAGCGGCTGGTCGGTCGTGTCGACGCGAAGGTCGATGTCGTTGCCGACCTCGCCGCCGTGCCTGGCGGTCACGGTCACGACGGCCGCAGCCGCCGCGGCCGTCACGGTCAGCGACGTCTCGGCGTTGATCGCCGCGGCAAGCTTGGTGGCCATGTCGGCGACCGCGTCGCCCGAGGCGGCGGTGAAGCGGATCGGCTTTCCGGCGATCATGAACCGGAGGACGGTGGAGACCGCGACCGCGCCGGCGAAGGTGAGCGTGCCCGTTGCCTTGACCGCGCCGCCGGCGTCGGCGAGCGCCTGGACCATGAGCGGGCTGGTCCTGTTGATCGCCCGGAACGCGGCCACCTGCTCGGCGCCGATCGAGCCCTCGCCGAAGAGAGCGATCGCCTCGTCGGGATGCACGACCTCGACCAGCTGGCCGGGGGCGAGCGTGCCGGTGTCGAGCTTCTGGCCGATGAGGTGCGCCTTCACCGGATAGGGCAGAAGCCCCGTGCGCGAATAGTTCGGCTTGACCTCGAGAAAGGTGCCGGGCTCGAGCCAGTCGAAGGGGATCTCATCGAAGGTGAACATCTAGCTCTCCGTCTTCTCGCGCCGCCGGGCGCCGCCGGCCTTCGGTGTGGTCTCTTCCGGTACCGGTTCGGGATCCGGCTGGGCGGGTTCAGCCTGGTCCGTCTTCGGGGCGACCAGGTCTCCGTCCTTCACCCGCCGGCGCACGTAGCGGCTCGGCGCGGCCGCGAACGGGATCGGGCGGCCCTTGTCGTCCGTAGGCCAGGGCGATCCGTCTTCCAGCGGCACCGTGCGGCCTTCGGCCGGAACGAGGGTCTTCTCAGACATCGGTCACGATCTCCTGGGTGATCTCCGGCACCTCTGCGAGGTCCGCGTTGTCTTCGTTCAGCCAGGTCACGCCCAGGCCGGCGAAGTCGGCGGCGGTCACCAGCTTGAGAGCGCGGGCGCTGGCCGAGTACGCGACCTCGAAGTCGACCTGGTTGACGACGGTGGCGTCGTCGCCCCAACCCTCGGCGTAGACGGCTTCCACGCTGGTGACGCGGGTCGCGCCGATCCCTTCGAGGGATGCGCCCTGCAGGAGCACCACGGCCACGTCGGTCATGGCGTCGAGACCGATCTCGTGGGCGTCGCCGGAGAAGCGCGTGCGGAAGTCCCGGCTTGCCTTGACCACGATGATCAGCCGCCAGCGCATGGCGGCCTGGATCTCCCGGCCGGAATTCGGGTCGGGCCGGATGCCCATGAAGGCGAGCCCGAGGAACGGCGGCTGATGCAGCACCCGTTCGAACTCCTTCACCGTCAGGACCGAAGGTATCCGCTCCAGCGAAAAGGTCTTCTCCGGAAAGGCGAGCCGCAGCCGGGCGGTCAGCACCGGTTCGACGGTTCGGATCGGGGCGGTGGAAAGGTCCATCACCAGCCCCTGAGGTTATCGTCGGAGAAGGGACCGCAGCGGTCTGAGGTGCGCGCGCCGCCGGCGCCGCCGGACGTCGCACCCGAGGCCGGCGCGTCGATCGTCACGGAGCCGTTCGCGAGCCCCTCGAGCCACCCGATGACTTCCTTGCGGGCCAGGCGCATCTGCTCGGTCGGCTCGGTGCGCTCGCCCTGGGCAAGGTCGTAGCGGGCGAGAACGCAGTTGGCCCGGACCAGGCTCTCCGGCGGCGTGGCGACAGGGACCTGGTAGCGCTTGCGCAGATAGTCGTCGATCAGCGCCGAACCGTCCGCCAGGGCGACCTCGATCTTCGCCGCGTCGACCTCCTCGGCCGTGCGATCGTCGGGCTTGGAAAGCCGGATCATCTCCAGCTCTCCGAAGCGGTCGATCATGTTGGCGACGGTGGCGTACACTTCGTTCGGTCCCTGTCGTGCCTACGGCACTCCACGCCTCTTGATGATGCGAGGCGTCTCTCGAAAAGCTTCGGCCGGCGGGCTGAGCCCCTACGTTCTCGACATCCCCAAAGGGTGCTGGGGGCCTTGCGAGCCGTACCAGACCGGCCTCTCTGGGCATTCTGGTTGCGGAGGCCGGACTTGCACCGACGTCCTCCTGGTTATGAGCCAGGCGAGCTGCTTCTGCTCCACTCCGCAGAAAGCTGTCAGGCCCCCGAGTTGGCGGCCGTATCGGTCTCCCCGTCGTTCTGGGAGGCGCCCTCGGGCGACGCGGTCTCTCCGGCCTCGGCCGGCGTCGCGTCGGCGGCGTTCACGGCGGCGGCCATCGCCGCGTCGATCTCGTCGGCCGTTGGCTTGAACCCGAGCTTGCGCTCCAGGACGGCGACCTTCGGGCGGCCGCCCTGAGTGAACTCGTCTTCCTTCAGGGTGCCGACCGCGGCCCGGACGGCTTCGCTCCGGGGGACGCTGCCGCCCGGCTCCGCCGCGCCGTCTCCGGACTCGATCACCTCGAAGGCGGGATCGGCACGGATCGTGTCGAGCTCGTCGGCCGTCCAGCGGCCGGACGGATAGGTCTTCTTGGCGGGATGCTCGACGCCGCAGCGGCGCATGCCCGGCGAGCGGCAGAGGATCTGAACGGTCATGGTGCGTCTCCCGATGGGCTTGCCGGAGCCGCTCTCGCAGCGGCTCTGGAAAGCCCCGCCCGGTCGGCCCGGGCGGGGAAGTTGGGGAGGAAGCGGATCAGGCCAGGTGCGGGATGACGCGCACCTCGGCGGTCTTCGCCCAGATGTTGGTGTCGCCGCCGTTGATCAGCGCGGCCTCGACCACCTGCCGGGCCTTGGTCTCCAGGCTCGGCGGAACGAGCAGTTTGGTCGGGCGGATGTTGATCACCTGGCCATTGCGCCGGCGGATGGTGCCCATGGCCGCACGCGCCGCGGCGTAGTTCTCCGAGGTGAGTTCGGCCTTCGACATGTAGGCGAGCTGCCAGAGGCCGAAGCCGGCGTTGCAGCGGCCGTCCACGCCCCACACGAACTTGCCGCGGTAGAAGACGTTCTCGTCCGTCTCCTTGTCCATCGGCACCAGCTGGAAGAGCTTGCGCGACTGGAACACCATCGGCTTGAGCACCTGGGTGTCGTCGATCAGGTACCAGGCGGGGTTCGCTCCGGCCTGGTAGTTGGAGACCGACGTCACGTCGCCGTTCTCGTCGAAGCCCGGATGATCCGTGTCGAAGAAGTACTGGCCGTCGTAGCACTTCGTGGTGGCCCCGGCCTTGAGCAGCGGGAACACCAGCTCGTCCGGGAACGCCGCCGCCGTCTGGCCAAGGTGCGCGGAGACCGGGGTGAAGAGCCCGATCTGATCGTCCTCGATCTGCGACCGCTTGATGGCGACGGTGCCTTCGAACTCGCGGTTGCGGATGATGTAGTTCTGGGCGGAGAGATCGTGGATGACACGATCGCCGATCCACTCGCGGATCCCCGGCATGTCGTCCATGCGCGGGTATTCGTTCATGGCGGTGACCGAGTTCACGGTCATCGCCACGGTTCCGTAGAACGTCTCGGTCGATTCCAGCCGCTGATTGAAGGCAGTGGAAAGGCCGGTGTAGATGCTGCGCAGCGTGGCCGCGTTGATGTCCATGGGGACCCCCTAGAACTCGACCCAGACGCCGTCGGCGTCCACGCCGTGGATCTTCCCGGCGGCAAGCTCGCCGCCGGCATTGGTGAGCTGCAGCGTCTGGTCGTCCGCCGCGTAGACCGTCTTGCCGATGTCGTCGGCGCCGGCGGCCGTGACGGGGAAGAGACGCACGCCGCGGACGGCACGGACGAGCTGGTCGCCGGTCGCGCCGTCGCGGTTGTCGACCTGCTCCTCGGCGAGCCCGACGATCGCCACGGCGTCCTCGTCGTCCGGCAGGACGGACTCCAGGGTCGCCGTCACGGCGACGATGGTCCGGCCGAAGTGGCGAACCCCGGCGGTGACCGGGTAGCCGTACGCGTCGCCCGATCGCGCCGGGCGCTCCAAATCCTTGGTCGCGGCCATCAGAGCGCGCTCCTCTCAAGCTTCTTCGAGGTCTCCGCGTATGCCTTGGGATCCAGCCCCATCATCGCGCAGACGGAGGTGTCCTCGGGGGAGAGGCCGGCCTCGTCGCCGTCGCCCGAGGGCTTGAACCCGTGAAGCGAGCCGGTCCGCAGCGACGGCATCACCTTGAGCTCCGCCTCGACCTCGGCCGGGTTCTTCATGTGCCGGGCGATCATGTGATCGCGCAGCGCCGGAACCAGGCGACCGCCCTCGATGGCGACGTCGATCGCCGCTTCGGCCTCTTTCCTGGCCGTCGTGGTCATCACCTGGGTGAGCTGGGTGTTGAGGCTCTTCACCTGCTTGCGCAGATCCTCCGCCTCGTCGTCGCCCTTGTCCGCGACCTTCGACTGGAGCGAGGTCACCAGCTCGTCGGCGGTGGCGCCCTCTTCGGCTTCGGCCACCTCGACCAGGCGGCCCATGAGGGCGGTGTGGGCGGTCGAGGCGGCATGCGCCGTCTTGACCGCCTCGAGGACCGCCGCATCGTCGGCGTCCTCGGGAAGGCCCAGGGCCTTCCGAAGCTCTTTGTCCATCTCGCTGTCCTTGCTGTGGTGGAGTGCCTTCAGCTGCGTCAGGTTCGGGCTGTTGGTGAGCGCGACACTGAGGAGCTGGCCGACGGCGTGCGGCTTGCCCTTCGAATGCAGGAAGACGGGGCTCAGGAACCCATAGCTTTTCTCCTCGACGAGCTTGCGCCCTTCCGCGGTCCACTCGACCCGGCCCCAGATCCCGTCCGCTCGTGCCTGCAGCTCGACGACCCAGCCGCGCGCCGGCGAGGCGCCGCCCTTGGCACCGACCAGCTCGATGGAGTGGTTCTCGTCGATCGGGAGCTTGCGGCCGTCCGCCATGGAGGCGGCGATCAGCGCCTCGACGTCCTTGACCACGAAGGGGCCACGGCCGTCAGCACCGTTGAACGTTCCGGCCGGCACCAGGTGGAGCCAGTCGGACGCCTCATTCGGCAAGGGGCGTGCGATCGAGTTGAGGGCCTTGTCCATGCCGCCGACCTTGGCGCGGCGGCAGCCGGCATATCAGTCCGCCAAGGCGGGCGAACGAACGGCGCGGATCGGAGCGGGATGAGGAAAAGTGGGAACCGGTTTTCCGCCCGCATCCCGCTCGTCTTCCAACGAGCCCAGCGGCCGAGCTATCTGCTGCGCGGCAGGTGCCGCTCCAGGAAGCCGTACACGGTTTCGGCGATCATCGCCTCGTCCTCGTCGTCGATCCCGAGGAACGGCCGCGCCGGGATCGTAACCGACTTCGCGAGGACCACGCCAGAGGCGAGCCGGAACACCAGGTGGGAAGCCGTCTTCGGCTTGATGGTGGCCCCTTCCTGGTGGACGCCCGCGTAGACGACGTTGGTTCCGACGCGCACCTCGTCCCGTCCCGGACGCGAATTGATCGAATCCCTCAGACGCCCGCTTTCCGTCAGGATCCGACGGTTCTTCTTGATCGCCCTGTAGTCGGGATTGAGCGGCGCCCACTTCTCGCCACCGGGTGCCGTCTGGGTGACGAAGCGACGATGCGTCGAGCCAACCACGCCGGTGCCGATCGCCGCCATGAGCGGCATGGTGTTGTCCATGACACCGACGAGGCGGGTGAAGGCCCGCTGGACACCGGCGTCCAGGACTTCGGCCGTGATGGAGATCGAGGCTCCGGCCATCTCGCTTGCTCCCTTGTCGGCCGGGGCCTACATTGAGGGCGCGCGCCGAGCCATATTCCGATCGCCATCGTCGGGGTTTACTTCGGGCCCCGCGGCGCGCACCCCACCCCCGATCAGTTCCCGAGCCTCTTCCAGGACCGGATCCGCGTGACCTGGTCGGCGCGTGCGCGGTGAACCGTGGTGACCAGGAACTCGCCGAGGCGGGTCCTCTTGAACCCCACCACGTGATCGCGGCCGTCGATCGACGTGAGACCCGACAGGCGTCCGCGCGGTCCTTCGAAGAGGTCGCCGGCTTCGAGCACCCGTTGCGCCGCATCGACATAGTCAAGGGCGGTGATCTCGCGCCGGCCGGCGTGCGAACGGATCGTCTCCACGGAAAGCCGCGCCCTCGCGCCATCCGCGAGCTCGAGAGCTTCGGCCGCCGCCGGCGGCACCTCTGCGATCGGCACCGTCGTGCCGACCGGGAGGTCGCCGGCAAGCGCGCGCCGCGAGAAGGTCGCGACCTGGTCGGCCGAGGCGATCGGCTCGAAGGGCCGGCCGCCCGACAGCCACGTCCGGCCGGGATTGTGCTCGAAGCCCGGATCCACGCCGTCTGGCACCTGGCGCGGCACTCCCCCGATGAGCTCCTCGTGCGGATCGATGTCCGGGGACTTGTCGGGGCCGGCCTTGCCCTGGCGGCGAAGAGCGCCCTCGCTCACCGGCGTGGTGAAGCAGCCGCACTTCCAGCCGTTCGGCGGATAGTTGGTGAGCCAGAAGCTGTCGTTGGCGCGAAGGACCAGCCCGTCCCAGGCGAGGTGCTGCTCGCGGGGATGCAGCGCGCCGGAATGGTTGTACTGCCAGAACGGAAAAGCCTGGAGCGTCTCCGGCAGGGTCTGCTGGGCGTAGCGTCCGGCCGAGTAGGCGGTCCGCAGGTTGGTGTCGAAGATGACCCGCGTGCGCCAATTGCGCCCACCGTTGTAGTCCCACCCGTGCTTGGCGACGATCTCGTCGAACGACTTGCGGAAGTCCGCGATCGTCGTGCCTTGCTCGAGCGCCTTGTCGATCTCCGCCCGAAAGTCGGCGACGATCGCGTCGGTCGCCGCGCCCGCCACCATGAACGAGTGCGAGTGAGCGGCCGCGTAAACGTCCGTCCAGGTCTGCGTCGGAACGCTCGTTTTCTGCCGGAAGAAGCTGATCGCCTCGTCGAACGGCAGGTCGAGCGCGGAGGCGGTGGTCGGCATGGCTCAAACTTCGCCGTTAAAGGGGTGTTAAACGGGGCAGAATGCGTCCGCCGGAAAAATCGCGCCCCTCGGTGCACGGGACGGTGCTCGCGCGTCCTGGGGCTTCTGTGTGCCTCGCGTCATTCGCGGCCCTGCAGATCGTCGATGAGCGATGCACGCCCGGTGATCTCGGCCAGGGCCATGCCGCGCGCAAGGGCGTCGGCAAGCGCGTCGGCCGACAGGTTCATCCGGGCCAGCCGGCGGGCCGCATCCGCCATGTCGGTGGCCTCCTCGAGCACGGCGCGGATCTCGCCGGCGAGGCCGGCCATCACGCCGGCGGTCTCCTCCTCGAGGCGCCGGGTCATCCGATCCACGAGCGCGTCCTGGTCCTCCCGGGCCATGCGTGAGGCGAGCAGCCGACGCGCCGCGTTGGTGGACGGCTTCGTCTCCGGCTCGTCGCCGGGATCCCCCGGAGGGATGGAGACCGCCCGCCGGCCGCCGACCAGCTCGTCGCCTTCCTTCGGTTCCGGGATGCCGAGCCGGCCGCGCATGTAGGAAAGCGGCGCCGTCACGCCGTGCTTCGCAACCTTGTCGAACGCGGTGGCAAACTGCTCCAGCGGCACCTCGTCGGGCCGGCCGATCCGCACCTTCGGATAGCGGTCCTGCGGCCCGAAATTGAAGGCGACCAGGTTGGGCACAATCTGCGAATTGACCGTGGCCGACACGATCGCCGCGTCGGAGCGCTCGATGTCCTCCTGGACGAGCCGGTGCTCCTGGCTCACCGCGTGGCCGCCGGAGATCGCGTCCGTCGTGGTGGTCTGGCCTAGCACCGCCTTGGAGACCTGGCGGTCCATCCAGTCGGCGCGCTTCTCGTAGAGCTCGCTCGACGACGTCTTGGCGTCGACCTCCTCGAATTCGATCACCATCGAGGCCGGGATGATCGCGGCACAGTCGCCGGCGATGTTGGAGACGGCACGCCAGAGGACGTCCTTCTCCTCTTCGGACGCGTTCGGCCCGAACTTGCCGATGCGGATCGGCATGCCGAAGTTCTGGGTGAAGATCGCCCAGTCCTTGAGCGTGAAGGATTTGTACATCCACGCCCAGGACGCCACCCGCGCCAGGCCGGAGCGCACCGTCAGGCCGGACTTCGACCGGTGGCGATGGACCGCAAAGAGGTGCGGCTGAAGCGGCTCGCCGGCGACGCCCTCCCGAAGGAGCACGGTCTCGCCGTCGTCGCGGTCGAACATGAACCAGCGCTGCGGCCGGTAGATCAGCTCGCGCGGGCAGAGGTGACCCATGTGATAGCGCCAGTCGATCTCCATGACGGAGAAGCCCTTGCCGATCGCGTCGAGCATGTCGAAGAGCGCGGCCGCCAGGATCTCGTCATTGATCCAGGACTGGACCAGCTCGGCGTGCTTCTTGTGCTCGGCATCGTCGGAGGCTGGTGTCACCGTCATCGGCAGCTGCGCGACCGAGCGCTTGCGGGTGGAGAGGACACCCAGATAGTGGAGGTCGCGCTCCTCGATGTCCTCGGCGAGCTCGAAATAGGCCAGCGGATCGCCTTCGGCCGCGGCCTTGTGGATCCGCGCCAGACGCCGCGGAGTAAGCCCCTCGGCAGGATGGCCCGAGATCACCGGCCGCACGCCGCCGAGCGTCGGTCCGGCGACCGGCTTGCCCAGCTCGCGCTTCTTGATGGGCTGGCCGTACTGGTCGAGCAGCTGCGCCATTACCAAAGCCCTCCGCGAAGGGCGGGATCGATCGTCCGCTCCTGGCGCTCGCCGCGCCCACTGGCGCGACGGTAGGAGCCGGCGCGCGCCGCCTCATAGCCGTATTCGAAATGCTCCTGCCGGGACGCGAACCAGCCGAGCATGCCGGCGATCGCGTTGTCGCCGTGGCGGTCCTGGCCATCCTGGCCCTTATGCCGCTGGCCCTCCGGCACCCGGATCACGCCGTTGACGTATTGCAGCGACTGGTGATCGCGGATGTCGTCCTCGTCGGCCGCAACCGTCACGGTCTGGTCGGCGAACGCCTCGATGTAGGCGGGGCCGTGCTCCTGGTACCACTGCGTGGTCAGCTTCACCTCGAAGATGCACTCGCCGTATTTGAGCGCCGCACTCTCTGCATGGGAGGCGCCGTTACCCGTGGCATCGAATGCTCCGGCGAGGAAGCGGGGTAGCCGGTCGATGATGTAGAACGTCGTGTCCCGCTGCTGGTCGAAGGTGATGTTGCGCATCTCCAGGACCAGCCGGAGCCGGCGCACCAGGTCGGTGCCCATCTCGAAGACGCGAGCGGACGACACGTCGCCGGATCGCGCGAAGTCCTGGGAATAGACGTGACCACGGCGCGGATCGAGCGCGTCGAGCACCGGGCGGAGCTCCCGTTCGCAGAAGTCGCGCTGGACCGACTCTCGAATGTCCTTCGAAAGCGCTTTGAAATCGTCGCCGAGCTGCCATCGAACGACCTTCACCGATCGGTCGGCAACGCGCTCGATCTGCACACGGGTCAGGGCCGCGCCCTCGGCATCGGAGGGGATCGCGTCGAGCTCCTGGCGCATCGCCGATTGACGGGTGCCGTAGGCGCCACGGATGTCGTCCAGCCATTCGGCCTTGCCTTCGGGTGAGACCGGCCAGCCGCGGACCAGGCAGACGCGCTCGTAGAGCCCGTTGTCGACGGCCGTCTGAAACGGAATGTGGTGGACCTTGAACTTGTTCTTGCCGGCCCGCGCCTCGACGATCAGCTCGTTGAACGGGTTCAGCATCCCGTTGTGGGTCGAGATCACGCGGACCTTGCCTCCCCAGATCAGGAGGGCGTTGACGGCGTCGATGACCTGGCGGACGTCACGGTGATAGGCGGCCTCGTCGATGACGACGGTCCCCTGCAGACCGCGGATGTTGGCCGGATTGGAGGACAGCGCCTCGACACGGAAGCCGGAGGCGAACCGCACCCGATAGGCCGAGATGAACTTGGTGGACCCGTCCGGTTGCTCGTCCTCGAACAGGAACTCTTCGACCTCCGCCAGGTCGCCGGCAACTACCTTGGCGAAGTGGGCAACGTAGCCGATGAACTCGCGTCCCTTGTCCTTCGTGTCGCCGATGTAAAAGACGTTGTCGCCGCCGGCCTTCCTAGAGGCGGCCGCGACCAGCGTATCGTCGAGCGCTTCGGCATAGGTGATCCCGGTACGCCGTCCTTTCTCCGCGATCTTCAGCGTCGATCGGTCTTCCAACCACTCCCGCTGGTGCCTCATCAATATCCCGTCGGCGAACGGATCCTGGTCGTCGGGGATCTCCGCACCGCGGGGAAGCGCCGCTGGCAGCTCATCCGGGTCGCGCGACAGCACAGGCGCGAGGGTTGCGGTCTCCTGGCTCATGTCGCCACGCCCAGGAACTCGCGGCGCAATTGCGCGATTCGGTCGGCGGAGAGACCGGCCGCCTTGCCGGCGTCCTCGACGGCCTTGCTGGCTTTGGCCGCGAACTCAGCCTCGATCTTGCGCCGCCGATCGGTGGAGATCTTCTGGGCGGAGACTGTCGCGTGGAATGCGCGAGCCAGTTCCATCGCTTGCTTCGGTGTCTTGGTGCCGGACTGATCGTCGACCAGTTCGACGATGAGCGTCTTGATGAACTCACCGAGGATCACGGTGTTCTCGTCGACGTCTTCGGCGGTGAACTGGGAGGCAAGGCCGTCGAACATGGCCCGCGCCTCAGACATGCGCCGCTGGGCGGCCGCTAGGCGCATGGCCTTGCGGTTGAAGGCGCTCTTGGAGATCCCTTCCAGACCCTTCGCCTCGAGCCGGTCGTTGAGCTCGAAGCGGATGTCCTCCTGGGTACGCTTGCGCGCGGCAAGCTCCTGGCACGCCCAGACGATGTCGTCTTCGGCCTCTTCCGGCAGGAGATCGATGGACGACAGGCGCCCGCGGCCAGCCATGTCAGGCCTCCGTCGCGGACGGCCGCTTCACGCCCTCGAGCACGGCGCGGCGCTCGACATGATCGACGCCCTGGCGGGTGATCTCGGCAATCACGATGGTGGTTGCAGGGGTGAGCCGGACGGCACCGACATCCGCCAGGAAGCGAAGCTCCTGATGGACCCACTCGCGTGTCCGGGAGATGCCGAACATTTCGTCGAGCGTCGACTGGATCATCGAGCTGGCGAGCTTCCCGTTCGACTGCTCGTTGAGCAGCCGGAGTATGATGAGGCGGGCTTCCTCCCGCATGATCCGATCCAACGTCATCCCCGACTCCGCCGGTCCTTCGCCTCTTCGAGCAGGAACTCCTGCAGTCGCTCCGAAATCGCGGCCACCGGCTTCAATCGCTCCGACAGAACCTGGAGCTCGCCCCGCACCTCGGAGAGCGCCACCTCCGTCCGCTTGGCGCTATGCGCATCCGGAAGGTGCTTCAGGTCTCCCTCTATCGTCGTCAGGCGGGCGGCAATCGCCTGACGCGAATCCGAGCCATCCTGGACATGTTGGGCAAGGCGCTCCTTCACCCCCTTCACATCGTCGCGCAACTCGTCGAGTTCGTCTTTCCGCGCACCCGCCCGATAGACGCTCACGGTCCAGAGGAAGTTGAGACCAATCAGGATGATCGGCGCCCACAGGCGGAGTTCTTCGATCACGACCTCACTCGCACTTACTACGTCACGAACGGACGAATGCGGGCGGCAAAGTTGTCGGGTTCGTCAGGGTCAAACACCCAATCGGTGAGCCGCGCCTCCACCATGGATTTGAGCCGGTCGGTGCCGATCCCGAAGTGCTTCAGCGCGTCGGGCACGCTGCTGAGCGCATAGTCGGCCGCGATCTCGATCGCCTCCGATTTCACCGCGATCGGGATGCCGCCCTTCGCGCGATCGTCGAGCCGGCCGACGGCATAGGTTGCGGCCTTCCGAAGCGCCTGGTCGATCGCGGCTCGGTGGTCAGCATCGATCTTCAGACCAGTGCTCTTGGAGATCCGCGCCAGAGCGAGCGAGGCAAGCCCGCCGAGGAGCGTGATCAGGACCGGAGCGACGACCTCGATCGCGGCCGAGGCAACCGGCCCAAGATCGACCACGCCGTCGGTCGCCGCCTGGGCGGTAACAGCCGCCCCGATCGAGACAACGACGGCACCGGCCGCGCCGATCAGGGTAAGGGCGGCGAGCGCCGCGATGCGAACGGACCTCATGGGTCTCTCCTTCAGCCGAGTTCGGTGACGTAGCCGGAATGGACCCAGCCTTCCTGGGGCACCCCGTCGAGGATGGCGGCAACCAGGTGCCAGCGGGCTTCCGGGAAGCCGTCCGCATAGACGCCGGAGCGGATCACGCGGCAGCGGGTGCCGAGCGGCAGGGTGCCGATGACGTTGTCGTTCCTGGAGGGCCAGCGGCGCAGGTTGAGACCAGTCACCGTCTCGACGTAGAGGCCGCCGTCGTCGTCCGCGTCGATCGGCTCCGGGTCGGCACGTCCGAAGACGCGCGAGCGGATCCTCTCCAGCGGGAAGAGCGGGTTGGTGTCGACCTTGCGCCCCGGCGAAATCGTCCAGTGCGTGGTGAGCCGCTGGGGGGTCTCGATCTTCGGGTACTTGCCGACGATCGCGATCGCCATCCCGAGCGCCGCCTCGATCTGCTCCTCTGTGTACGGCATCCACCAGCCGGAGCCGTGCTCCGGCGTGGAGACGTATTCGAGGTCGTAGTCGGCGACTGAGAAGGTCTCGCCCCACCAGGCGCGAGCAAAGTCGGCGCCCGGCCGGCCTTCCATCTTGCCCGGGTTGACGATCTCGATGCCGGGACCGAGCGAATTGACGCCCGAAACGCCCTGGAAGACCGATCGGCCGGCGTGCCAGCACTTCGCGTTGAACGGGGCGAGCTGGGTGATGGCGCCGTCCCGCTCGATCACGGCCTGGGCGGACGCCTTCGCCGCCGGGTTCACCAGCCAGGAGACCGAGTTGCCTTTTTCCAGGCGGCCGGCCGTGTCGTGGAAGGTCAGCACCGAGGGGTCGATCGTGCCGGACGACTTGTTCGGGGTCGGCCGGTAGTCGACTGGGATGCCGTCCCGATAGAGACGGTGGTTCTTGATGGAGAAGGACATCCGGCGCTCCTGAAACAAGCCAGGCAAGCGGGCGCATCCCGCGTTGCGTTGGTTGGTTCAGGTCCGAAGCTAGTCGCCCCGGCGCCGCATTAATCGTCCGCCTTGGCGGGCGAAATCACGAGCGGGGTAAGGAAAAGTGGGAACCGGTTTTCCGCCCGTATCCCGCTCCCTCGAACGACCTATCGGAAGAGATCGATCTGGCGGGGATCCGTCTCACGGCGCTTCGGCCGGCGAGGATGGCCGGCCCGGCGGAAGAGCTTGTCCACGGCGCTCTCTGTGATGCCGAGCCTGCGCGCAATGTCGGCGTTCGATGCGCCGTGAGCGCGATAGTGTCGGGCGCGCAGCTCCCGCGCAAGCGGAACACGGATATAGCTGCCCTCATAGGTGTGGTGAAGCTTCTCGGAGGCCTCGGGCCCGATGGCGGCATCGATATCGGCCAGGCGTTCGCGGCTCGGGACGTAGACCCGCAACCCGCCGAAGGCCTCCACCAGGGCAATGAAGTTCTCATGGCCGATCAGCTCGAGGAGATCGTCCGACAAGGTCTCGCTCATGGCGTCCCCTCGTCGGTTTCCTGAAGCCTGCGGGCATTCGTTGCCGGCACGGTACGCCCAAGCGTCGTCACCACCACGGCGCGGCCTGGCTCCACCGCGCGGATCACGAGCTTGATGTGCTCCACCTGCACGGCGATCGCGCCCAGCTCCGCGGCGCGCAGGGCTGGCCCGGCCAGGTGCGATCGGATCGCCTCCACGTCGATGCCGTGCTCGCGCTCCAGGTAGCGCAGCACGGCATGGTCGGAGACGGTGAGCTCGGTCGCGCGGCGCTTCATTCCGCCGCCTCGGATGCGTCATTGAAATGATCGGCCTCAAGGCCCCAGACATCGTGGCCGGGCCACGCTTCACGAGCGAAGAGCTCGAGTCCGAAGACCTCCGGGCAGAGACGGTCGACCACCTCCCGCATTTCCATCGGCTTGCGCGAGTGTTCCCGCCGCAGCGCCTCGATCGAAGTCGGAAAGTCTTCGTCGACCTCGGTCTCGATCAGATTGCGTTCCGACTTGGACCGAAGCTTCGGCTCGCCGATCGTGCCCAGAAGAAACGGTTCCGTCGCCGACCGCAGGACATAGCCCGTGCCAAACGCTGCCTTCCCGCTGCGGTACCTCTTGGTCCAGGCGCCGCCCGTCTTGTAGGTGAAGCCCCATGCGCTCATCGTCGCCAAGGCCTGTTCCAGGTGAGCCCAGGTCGACCACATGACCAGGAGGCAGTCTCGGCTGGCCAGGTGACCGACCGGCAGGGCCTGGATGTCGGCAAGCGCCATCGTCTCGTAATGGCTCTCTGGCGATTTTCCGTAGCCCGCCTCCGACCTCAGCACATAGTGCCAGGGCGGATCAGCCAGGATCAGGCCGTAGGACAGGGGCCGCAGGGGCTCGAAGGGCCACGTAGACATCACGCAGCTCCTGCTTGTTCGGGCCGACAGACGCGGCTAGGTTGCAGGCCAGCAGGGCGCGAGAGGATCAGGCTATGCGGAAATTGGCGATAGCTGGAGCATTCGTCGCTGCGGCAATCACGACGGCTGAGGCGCAGAGCGAAGGTGCGCTGGTAGACATCATTGAGGCCGTAACGACCGCCACTTTTGTGGCCCCAGGGGAGCTGCTGAGGACGCGACCACAAAAGGTCTCGGTCACAGCGTGCGAGATCCGCGCGGCAAGCCTGACCGGCGCAAACTGTGAAATAGTCCGAGGCGGCAACGATGCCGGCACCGTAAGGCTTCTTTTTGGTCACCCCGATGGCGCCGGTGGATGGGTTGACGAACTGCCGCCCGAACAGCAGCAGGCGATCGTCTCCAAGTGCAGTGATTGGGAACCCACTGGTTGTTGGGCTCAATTGACTGGATACCCCCTCCGGACCATTGAGGCGGTTGACGCCAAGAGGCTTACCTACCTGTTCTATTTGACGGACTATGAATTCGTCGACTCGCCGGAAGACTGATCCCAAAGGGCACATCACGCCGCTCTCCGCTTCGCGGCCCGCCCGCGGAGCACCCGCCCGAAGGCGTTCATCACCACGATCCATTCCGCGTCGGTCGGCTTCGCCTCGCCAGGCGTTCGTCCGAGGACCGCGAGCACGTCGCCCCAGAAGTGCGCGGGGTCGCGCTTCGGGTGGAGCTTCAGCCACTGCGCGGCGGCGATCTGGAAGCCGTGCCGCCGGGCATAGTCCGGCGTCGTCTCGCCGACCTTCCAGTTGACGCCCTCGCGGGCGCACCACGACTTCAGCGCCTCGACGACGGCCGCGCCCTGGGCGGCGTCTCGAAGCCACTCGGCCCGCTCCAGGCCCGTCTGGCGCGTGATGAAGGCGAGGAGCGCGCTGTCGCGCCGGTCGGCGACCGCACCGAGATTGTAGAGCGCGATCCAGAGGGCCTGCGCCTTGCGTCCGTAGGGACCCGGAAGGCCCTTTCCAGACGGCTTCGAAGCGGGCTTGAAGCCCATTCGGGAGAGCTCGTCGACAACGGCCTTGCACTCGGCGACCGACAGCCCCTTGGCGGACCGTTTGCCGATCGCCCGCTGCAGGGCGTCGCGGTACGTGTCCTCGTCGAGACCGAGCTCGCGCCTGGCAACATGGATCATGCGGATGGAGGTCACCGGGAAGCCTCCGTTTCGATCAGGATCGCGCCTTCGTGAAGGGCCTTCCGGACCGTGGGGTCGAGGTGGTAGCCGCGGCCCCAAAGGGTGCGGATCTCGATGCCAAACGGCAGGAGCTTCCGGCGCATCTTGTAGACGAAGACGTCGATAACCTTGTCGTCCGGCTGATCGTCGGGCCGGTGCGCATACAGCGCTGCGACGATCGCTGGCTTGCTGGCGAGCTCGCGGGTGACAAGCACGCCCGCGACCTTCGCTTCCGCCGGCGTCAGGCCCCATTCAACCGGCGGCAGCCAGGCTTCACCGAACAGGATCTGCTCCAGCTCGGCGATGCGCTCGCGAAGCAGGTCGTTCTCCGCATTGACCACCTCAAGACGCTGCACGTGATCCACGTCTCCGTCTCCGTGTCTTGCGGCCGATCGCTACGGCCAGGCCGCGCCACTGCGGTAGCTTGTGCTGCGCGGCGAAAGCCTTTCCCTCTCGGCTCAGGTGATGGAAGCTCGCCCGAAGGGTGGTCGTGATGTCTTCCGGCTCGTATTCACCGCTGAACTCGTCTGCGAAGAGCAGGCTTTCTACGGCCAGCATGGCGGCCTGGGAGATCGGCGCGAGCTTGGCGTTGGCGCAGACCTCCAGGACCTTGCGCAGGCCGATCCGGTACCGCCGGTTCATGATGCCGTGCATGGTCTTGACGGCGACGGTCTCACCCGCCGCGAACGATGTGCTGGCGGCCGGGTTCTTGAGCACCCGGACGCCGACCTGATCGCAGACCATCGAAATGGTGACCGCGTCCTCGTCGCCCGCCTCGATCAGCGCATAGTGCAGCTGGGTCGGGGTCGCCGTGATCCGGTCGCGGTTGTGCTTGACGAAGGCGATCGCCCGGTCGGCCATTTCGGTGGCGGCGACCACCATGACAGGGATCTGCTCGATCTCAGGATGAGTGGCCGCGGCGATCGCCGTGTGCTGTCCGTCGACTACGTGCAGCTCGTCATTGACCTGGACCACGACCGGCGGCTTGAAGGCGCGCCAATCCCAGCCCTCGACGATCTTGCGGATGAGACGCAGCGACCGCTCCGACAGGTTACGCTGGTAGCGCTCGTCGATCACAAGCGTCTCCGGCCGCACCTCAATCATCGTTGGAGGCGTGGTGTCGGGCACGCACGGCTGAGCATCGGGGAGCCGGAGGGCACGGACATTCCGGAGGGTCGAGGCGGCGTCCATCACACCAGCCCCTTCTCAACGGCGAGGAGCTCAAGCAGCCAGATCCGGACCGTGCCGTCCTCTGCCGCCGGCGAATGCTCCACGTGCGAGAGCGAAAGCTCGACGTTGCCGGCCCGGCCCTCGACCAGGATGGAGCGCTCACGAGTGGCGATGAGCGAGACGCGGACCTCGATCTCGCGATCGACGGGGGCCCGGCGGAACGAGGAAGCGATCATCGTGCCGCCTCCTGTTCTGCCTGCGCGATCTTTCGGCGCGCGGCACGGAGCCAGCTCTTCCTGGCGTCGTCGTAGCTCATCGTGCTGGTGCCGGTGATCCCGGCGAGCCGCATCACGTGCGCGCCGGAGCTGAAAATGAGGCGCGCGCCGTGCAGCTCGACCAGGACCTCTGCCTTGGCCCCTTCGACTACGGGGATCCACCCGCGAAGCGAGGCAATCTTGTCGGTCCCCATCTCCGCCTTCCCTCAGGCCGACGCGAGGTCGATCGGCACGGCCTCCCAGCGGCCGCGGGGATCGTCGCGCACGTAGAACCGGACATAGGTGGAGGAGCCGACGATGCGGATCGACTCCGTCAGCGCCTCCATGGCGCGCTTCCAGCGCTCGTCCTCGATGTCGAGCCGGCGCAGCTGGAATAGAGCGGACCGGTTGATCCGCCCCTCCTTGTCGACCTGGAAGGCGTGGTTCACGAGCGCGCGAAGCTCATCGCTTGCGCCGTCGGCCCACTTGTCGATGCACTCGTCGACAAGCTCCTTCGCCGCTTGCAGCTCGGGTCCGAAGGTCAGTTGGTCCTGGACCTGGACGATCACCTTCATGGTGCCGTCGTAGCTGGTGAGGGTGACGTTGCCTTTCGCGCCACCGCGGGAAGCCCCGTACTTCTCCGAGATCAGCTCCTGGAAGCTGGCGATGTCGTCGAAGCAGTGGCCCCGGAAGCGCCGGAGCTCGTCGCGCAATACAACGGCAAAGCCCATCATCTTGCGGACCGTCTGGTCCTGCAGCTTGTCCTGCGGTCGCACGTTGGCGAGCGGTACCAGGGCGCCCTTGGCATCCGGCATGTAGGAGCGGCCGTCGAGGTTGATCGTGCCGTCACTGACGGGCGGCAGCGCAGTGTCGTGTTCAGCGTCCATCGGAGGACTCCTCGGTTGCGTGATCGGTTTCGAAGGTGCGCAGGTGCGCGATCAGCGCGCGGTAAGCCGCCTTCTGGTCGGCGCGCGCAGTGGCCTGTTCGTCGGGAGTGGTCGACGTGGCGAGCCGGCGCGTGGCGGCGACTAGCCAGTTGCCGGCTTCGATCAGGCCGGTGACCTGTCCCTCGGTCCGATCGGCCAGGTGGGCGCGGGCCAGACGCATGATCTCGACGCTCGACACGGCCGTCGGACCCTTCGCGACGATGCGCAAGGCGGTCTCGTCCAGGCTGGGATCATCAATGCCCAGGATCGAGAGCCGAGCGAAGCACTGCTCCGCCGCAAGCGCGGCGTGGCGCAGCGTCTCCACCGTCGTCCGGAAGTCTGGCTCGGCTTCAATGCGCCGGTCCACCTTCTGGACGCCATGCCTGACCGTCGTTTCATCCTTTCCCAGCAGCCGCCCGATGCTGGTTGAGGGAAGATCGGTCAGCTTCATCGCGAGCCACATCGAGACGTGACGCGCTTCCGAGGTGAGCGTCGGGCGGCGCGATGACAGGACCTCGGTTTCGGAGACGCCGTAGTGCTCGCAGACCACCTTGATGATGGTGCGGACCTGGACCCGCTGGTGGGGGATGAGCGCGTTCATGCGGCGCCTCCCGGTTCCGTCGGCCGACGCGTACTCCGCTGACCGCGCGGGACCAGGCGGACCACCTTGCCGGCCTGCTCAAGCGCCGGGTCGACGGCCGGAGTTTCGTCCGTCTCTGCCGCCAGCGTGGCCGGATCGACGTCCTGGAAGGGGACGGCCTCAGTCTCCAGCTTGCGAGCTTCGCGGACGGCGCGCTCCAGAAAGCGGCTCATCTGGGCGGCGCCCGGTGGCAGGATCTCGATCTCGCCCTGCCGGGCCGACTCCCAGAGCTCCCGAAAGATCTGCAGTTCGTCACTCAGCATTGCGGCCTCCCTTGAGGTGCGAATGGACGCAACCCGACCGGCAGGCCCGGTAGAGCTTCAGGCTGGTGGAGTTGGCGACCCCGCGCGGCTTGCGCTGCTCGCTCTCGCAGCGGTTGCGGGCGATCTCGCCGAGGACTGGGCATTCGACCGTCGCCCCCATGAGCGCGCCGTTGGCGATCCGCTCGACGCGGGAGAGGTCTCCGCCGTACGTCGCGGAGATGACCTGGCTGATCGTCGAGGCGGAGTAGTCGAGCCGCATGGCGGTTTGCTTGAGGCTGGTTCGGTTCGCCTCTTCGGCGATCGCGAGCACCCAGGCAGGAGGCTCGCCCCAGGCCTCGCTGGCGCGAACGAGGAAGTCGGGCCGCTCGATCATGGCCGGTCCTCCTCGGCGACGGTCTCGCCCATGATCGCGTTGCGGTTAGGATCCCAGACGAGCTTGGTGCGCATGATCCGCGGGGCCTCGGGGCCGGTGTTCATGGTCCGCTTCAGCGCATACCGACGCGGCACCCCCGGTTTGCCGGGGTCAATCACACGCAGGTAGCCGGCAGCATCGAGGCGCTGCAGATAGGCCTTCGCGGAGTTGGCCGAGACACTCACGTCTTCGGTCGTCGCTGCGACCATGAGCTCGCGATAATCGACCGCCTTCAGGGCGCGGATCGCTGCCCACATCTGAGCGACACCGAGACCGCCGCTCGTCGGCTGTCCGTCCCGGCGCAGGATCGGCGTCTTCGCGGGTCGGGCGGTGAGCCGGTGCACATGGAGCCCGCCGCGTATGCCCGCCTTCTCGGCAAGGCCTGCTTTGACGAGGCGGCGGATGAAGTCTTCCACCGAGGATTGCCAGGCATCGCGGGAGCGGTCGAAGACATCGTTCACCGACCATGGGCCGGCCTTGTCGAGCTCCCGGATCACACGCCAGAAATGCGTGTGCCCGGTCTTCAGCGGCTCCCCCTCGACGGTCAGCTTCAGGCGCATGAGGACTGACATCACGCCCTCCCGCGCCGCGGGGTCGTGGAGGTGTACCAGCCGCCGGACCGGCTCTCGAACTCGGCCAGGTCGAGGTTGGTTTTGCCCTGATTGTTGGCGACTTCGGCAATCCGCGAGAGGTTGACGACGATGCGCCGTGCCCGCCCTTCAGAGTGGGCGCGGACGGCGCCGATCAGATCCTCGGAAAGCTCGATGCCGTCGCAGAACATGCGGGCCAGCTCCCGCGTGTCTTCCTCGTCGCAGGGCTGGGCGAACTCCCAGCGTAGCACGCGGTTATGGATCCGCTCCCACTTGGCGAGCTTCTGGGGCAGCTGCTCCTCACCGATCAGGATCGTCGGCACGCCGGAGGCGTCGTGCAGCTCGCGGACGATCTCGATGTGGTTCTTGTCAACGAGCTTGTCGGCCTCGTCGATCAGGAGGGGCCGGTTCGGATCGTCCTCAAGCGCCATAGCCGCTTGCTCGACCAGGTCGGAAATCGTGCCCTTCGGCTCCTGGCCGAGTTCGTTGAGGAGACGGGTCAGGAAGGTCTTCTTCGTCCAGCTCTCGCCGACCTCGATCCGGATCGCGCCCGTCTTGTTCTGGGTGTAGACTGAAGCATAGGTCTTCCCCATCCCGGACCAGCCGGAGAAAACCCCGATCCCCGGCAGATGGTGCGGACGCTGGATGAGCGTCGTCGCCAGGAAGTGCAACGAGGAGACGTTGTTCAGGACCGCCAGTGTTTGCTTGACCGGAGGTGTCATCATCTGCATGTTCAGCTCTCCAAAATGAAACCTCAGGGCGCTTCGGCGCCCTTTTTCTTTGGTTGCTAGCCCGCAGTTCCGATCCTGCGGTCTGCCTCGGTGATGCCGAGCGACCGGTACTCGTCGCCGCGCTGGTAGACCGCGAGCCACTTCCGGTCCTCGTCGGAGATCGGTGTTCCTGCCTCCATCTGCGCCTCAAGCGCCCTGGCCTTGGCGAACCGTTCGCGCCTCTCGCGCATGGTGTCGCCGCCGCGCCCGGTGGGCAGCCGGAGCACCCGCGCCGGGCCGGTCGCGTCCTCTCGCTTCAACTGCTCGCGACGCTCTTTCACCTTCGGGTCGACCGGAGCCTCGGTCCGGCCGGCCGCTGCCGCGGCCTCGATTGCTGGGGTCGTGTGCGGCTCGGAGGCTTGCGGGAAGGCGATGAGATCGGCGGTGCCGCGACCCTGGAACTGGCTTTCCACGATGGTCCGGGGCGTGATCGCCAGCGTCTCGCGGCGGACGTCCTTCAGCCGGCCCTCGTGATAGGCCTTGCGCTCCGCCGTGATGCGGGCGTGCATCGCGGCCGGATCGATCCCGGCCAGTTCCGGCGCGATCGCCTCGCCGAGCCAGGTCTCTCCCGTCTCGTCGAACACGATGAGGCGGCCGAGGTCGGCGGGATCATGCCGGCAGAACACGCGCGTGCCGGGCATGGCGGCCGAGGTCCAGTAGTGCTCGCCGCCGACGCGGATGCCCTTCTTGGTCACGGTCCGGTAGCCGTCGGAGCCGGCGATCGGCGCGAGTAGGAGCGCGAGGGCTGCTTCGTTCTGGATGCGCCGGACGGGGCCGGTGTAGGCGGCGGCCACCTCAAAGGGCGTTCGGCGCTTCAGGCCTTCATGCGGGGCATGGGCGTAGATCTCGCGGGTCCAGCGGTCGGCATAGTCCTGCAGTTCCGCTGGCGTCAGATCGACGTCAAAAAGGTGCTTGTCATCGAGCCCGAGGCGCTTGGAAAAGGCCTTTCGGTTCTCGATCACCTTCCGGTCGGCAACCGAGTGGCCGATGAAGCCAGGTAGCGTACGGACCAGGTCGCGCTGGAAGGTTCCGATCGCGCGCTCGACGGTGCCCTTCTGCTGGGGCTGGTAGGGGTCGCAAGCCTCGTGCTCGATGCCGAGCGTATCGATGAGGCGCCGGGTCGAGTGGGCGACGAAGTCGGAGCCGTTGTCCGACTTGATCCGCTCCGGCACGCCCCATTCGACGAGGCATTTGCGCAGGAGGAGGCCGACCGCGGCCGCCTTCGGCGTGTCGGAGACCAGCACCACCATGCGGCGCGAGTAGATGTCGATCGCCACGTAGACCGAGTGGCGGCCGGCCGTGGTCATCAGGTCGGCCGGCGAGGCGTCGATCTCCCAGCATTCATTCAGGCGGGCCGCGCGGGTCGTTCCCGAGGCGCTGGGCCGCATCGTCGACTTGTAGCGGTCCGGATCCGTCAGGAGCAGGAGATCGGCCTTGTAGGTCTCTTTCCACGCCGAGATCGTTGCCTGAAAGGTCCGCAGCGGCGGCAACGCGACGGTGCGGGCGCCCGAGCGGCTCTCGACGGTGACGGTGTCGCCGACCTGGGCACGGATGAAGGCGCGCAGGTGCTTCGCGGTCAGCAGCGGGTTCTTGGCGATAGCCGCCAGGATGAGGGTCCGCACCTGGCCGCCGTTGGCGCGGTCGAGCACGCCGGTTCCCTTGCGGCTGCCGCGCGGATCGACGGCAGGCCCACCGGCCTTCAGGTCTGAGCGCCAGCGCGCGAGCGTCCGGGCGCTGACAGTCTCTGCCTCTTCGCGGATCCAGTCCGACACCTCGACCGCCCCGGAATTGTAAAGGTCGGCGAAGAGATGGTCGGCGGCCGCGGTGCCGAGATCCGTCGACCGGGCGTACCGGTCGGCGACATTGAGAAGCGCTTGCCGCGCGTCCAGCGTCTTGCGGCCGTGGGAAAGTGGATCGTCCCGCTCGGGCGAGACAGGAACGAGGTCGGCGGGGTTCACGCTGAGCGCCGAGCCGGCATAAGCGAGACGGGCGGCGAGCGGCAGACAGTCGATGTGGTACTCGGTGATGGTGCCGCCGCGATCGCGCCGGCTGCGGACCTGGGCGTGATGCCGGTCCCAGCCTTCCCGGTCGATCATCATGCCTACGCCTCGTTTCGTCGCCGGCAGGCCCGGCAGCGAACCGGCTGCGGCGAGGTCGGCGATCTCCTGCGGGGTGAGCCAGACCTTCATCGGCGCGACCCCTTCCAGCGCGCTTCGAGCGCGGCTTCCCGATCCTCGATCTCGCGGCGACGCTCGCGGATGAAGTGCAACTCGATCAGGTCGCGGTATTGGGCCGGCACGACCACGTAGCCGAACTCCTCTGCAAGCCAGCCCAGGAGGTCGACGCTTCCCGTTGCGTGGATGAGAGCGATGAAGCGGTCGAGCGGGATCCGGTGTCCCTCCTTCGCCTCGCTCGTGTAGGCGTCGATCGTTGAGACGGAGACCGGACGACCGAGTTGGAGCGACATGTCTTTGGCGATCGCGGGACGGTTCTTCCCGCTTTCGCGGATCGCCCTGGCAAGCGCCTTGGCGATCTTCGCGTCGAGGCTCGCGGCACGGATCTCGTCCTCGAAGCCGACCGCCACCTTTGGCGGCTGCCACTCCAGGAGGTCGAGCGTCCGTGTGTCGCCGCGAGCGCGTGCCATCAGATCAGGCCCTCCTCGCGCAGGGCCGTGATGAGCGTTGCTTGATGCTGGCGGACGAAGTCGCGCCGGCCTTGTCTGTCGAGCCGTGTGAAGCCGGTTAGAGCCCGCTTCAACGCCAGCTCATCGGCCTTTGGAGCGCGGCGCCCTTCGGCAAGCATCAGCGCGTCGGCGACGGTGTCGGCGCCGGCCGGATCGGACAGAAGCAGATCCAGGACCTTCTTCTGCATCGCGGCGTCGAGGGTGGACAACGTCTGCAGGCTTGCCTGATGGTCGGCGAGCCAGGTGCCCGGCAGGCGGTTGCGGCTGTCGGTGGAAAGGCCATTCCAGATGGCGACGGCCATCCGCAAGGAGCGGTCGGAGAGGCCTACTTTGTCGGCGATCTCCGATCGAATGGCAAAAATTGCCACTTGATTTTCGTCTTTGCGCTTAGTGGCTTGGCTCTTGCGATCGCCGCCGTGCCGGATTTCCGGGTGGAGTTCTTCATAGACGGCGATCAGCTCGGCGAGGTTCGCGGCCCGATCGAGCTTGTTCAGCTCGTTGCGGGCCACGTTCTCCAGGATCTCCTGGAGCCGGCGCTCCTGATCCTTGATCCAGCCGGCCTGGGTGACCCGGGCGTCGATCGTGTCCCAGCCGAGCGCCTTCACTGCGTCGAGACGATGGGCGCCCGCCAAAAGCGAATATCGGCCGCTGTTCTCGTGAACAACGGAGATCGGATGGAGAACACCCTGTTCGTTGATGAGAACAGAAAGAGCCTCGACCCATGCCGGATCGGTCTGCCGGAGCCGCGCGCCGACGTCGATCGACGCGACCGGGATCTGCTCGTAGGTGGCGCGGGGGCCCCTCATCGCCGGCCTCCCGAGCGATGATCACGGGTAGCCCCGCCGCCCCACCACTTTCGCAGGTGGCACGCTTGCCTCACACTCGTCGTGCCAACAACCGAACGTGAGGGAGAGCGATGGCAATTGGAATTAATGAAGGCATTGGTGTCTTCAATGGCATGGTCTCCGCCGCGAAGGCGGTCAGGGATGGCGTCCGGAAGATTTCCGGAGACATCGACCAGGAGATGCGGAACGCTCTCAATACCCAGATTGGCGACCTGATCGACGCGATGCAGGACATGCGGGAGCGTTACACGGCGATGTTCAACCGCCTCTGCGAAATTGAAGAAGAAAACCGCCAGCTTCGAGATTTCCAGATCGATGTCGAGAACTACGTCCTTGATGAAATCGGACCGCAGTCGTTTGCGTACTCGCGCAAGACGGATAGTCTGGCGAATGAGGCAAAGCCCCACCTTTGCGCTCATTGCTTCGATCGCAAGGTGAAGTCGATACTTCAGTTTGAATGCCACAAGGCGCAGACGGATGTTCTGAAGTGCAACGCTTGCGGCAGCACGGTTCACAAGACAGCGAATCGCGAAAGCTACGCCTACACGCCAGCTCCCCTCCGTCGCGCCCTCGACTGACCAACACTTCTTCTGCACATCGGCCAACTTCATCGAACCGCGACCTCGATCACGGCCTGCGCCGCCGGTGCCAGCGCGAGGGCGATCGCCAGCGCGAGTCCCGACCCGACGATCAGCGTGGCGAACGGTGAGGCCGCGCGCCGCGGGGTGAGATTGTCAGTCGACTTCCGGATGGCAGACAGGTTCAGCCTCATGCGGCCCGCCTCTTGTCTGTGGCCGCGGCGGCTTTCGGACTCGCCGAACCGGCCTTGGTGGGGGTAGGCTCCCCTTGCGACGATGACGGATAGCGATCGGGCCACAGGGTCGCCGGGGAGATGCCGAGAAAATCGGCGATCGCCTGCTCTCCGGCCCGGTGGCCACGGCTGAGCGCCATGCAGCACGCGGACGCTTCGAGATCTGCGGCCTTGGCGAGCTTTCGCAAGCTCGTCCCGCGCCGGTGGATCTCGGCAACGATCGCGTGCCGGTCCATGGGCGTTTCAGTTTCCGTCAT